CAATAGGATATTGCCCGATAGGTCAAATAAACTCTGTTAACGGTATAGATATATCAGATTATGAAGCATGTCAAAAAGTATTAGAAGAGTATGATGATTTTTACGCTATAGAATATAAAGGACTTAGAAATGAGTACGATTATAGAGCAGACGATAGTACTTACCTTGCTAAAATAGAAGGTGTGATGGATACTTGGGAAGTAAACGATGATTTAAAAGAATTTGCATAATGAGTAAAGACAATTTCTGTATAGCACCTTGGCTGCATACTCACGTATGGCCTGATGGCTCAGTATTCCCTTGTTGTACTTGGGATAATACTAAGGGTAAAATGGGTTCTATGAAAGAAGATAGTCTTGAAAATATATGGAATAGTCATCAGTACAAAGATTTACGTAAACAGTTTATTAATAATGAACAGCCCGAAGGTTGTTCAAGGTGTTTTAAGTTAGAAGAACAAGACATAAAAGGTTCATACAGATTTCATCTTAACGATACATATAAAAAGCATTTTTCTGATGTAGATAAGACTCTACCAGATGGTACTTTAAACGATATGAATCTTAGAATGTGGGATTTTAGACTTTCTAATTACTGTAATTTTAAATGTAGAAGTTGTGGACATTCACTAAGTTCTTCCTGGTTTGAAGATGCTAAGGCAATTGGTAACGTTCAAGGAGATAAAGCATTGATAAGTATAAATGATAATGTTGACTTTTTAAAGTTACTTGAACCTCATTTTGACTGTGTAGAAGAAATCTACTTTGCCGGAGGTGAACCTTTAATGATGGAAGATCATTATATTATCTTAGAAGAACTTATCAAGAGAGGTAGAACAGACGTTACATTAAGATACTCTACTAACTTCAGCATACTTAAATTTAAAAAATGGAAGATTATTGAGTTATGGGAAAATTTCAATAATATTGATTTGTTTATTAGTGTAGATGGATTTGGTGATATAGGTGAGTATGTAAGAAAAGGATTTAATAGTGAAAAGTTTGTTAGTAATGTAACTACAATAATGGAAAGTAAAGTAAAAATCAAGACATTAATCTATATGATTACTTTTGGTACTCTTAATTTTTTACATCTACCAGAAATGATGAAAGCTTTTGTTGAGTTTGGTCTTATTCCTAAAAAAGATAGAGTACTTAAAAATGGCGCTCCAGTAAAAGTTGACGTAGGTCCAATATACATGCCTGACCATTATAACTGCGTACATCTACCAGATAGGTATAAAAATAAGTTCTTAAATTTTATGGAAAACTTTCAACAAGATATTATTAAGTTAGGAGGTAGCGAAGACACAGCATCATACTTACATAATGCTTTAATGAAAGCCCATGAATTTAGTACTAACGGAGAAAGACAAAAGAATTCTATACATAAATTATCTAAAATAACTAAAATACTCGATACTAGAAGAGTTGAAAAATTCGAAGATACACTTTGGTATTTTGACTCAGTAGAGGACCTATATTTAGACTAATGGAAATAAATAACAAACCAGCATATAAGTTTTATCCTGCTTTTGAAGTTAGCGTTGAAGAACCTGACTTTGATAGAGAGTTATTATCTGATGATAAAAACTGGATTCAGAATAAAACTAAAGATGATGATATTCATTACTTTGACAATAAGAGAAAATTACTCGAACCTCAAACTGCTGATTATAGAATATGGCAATGGGTAAATAAAGTAGTAGATAAAGAAGTAATTTATAAAGCTATTGCTAAAGTATGGGAAGAAAGTTTTGATATTTTTTATAAACCTTGGCCGTATAGAACCAATCACTTTAAATCTCCAGAAGAATTTATAAGATACTGGGTAATGCCTATGAAGTCCGTTTATAAAGACGCACCTGGGTATAGTATGCACCCACATTTTGATAATAGAGCTATATTTGGTAACATATTCATTAATATGGTAGACAATGACTGTAGTACTACATTTTATGAACATGGAAAACCTTCTTGGTATGGACCTACTAAGAAAGGATCAGGTATATTCTTCTTAAATGATGAAAATTTATTTCATACTATTAATCATGAAGGAGTTCAAGATAGGTACATTTTAGTAGTACCGTTAACTCTTAAAAAAATGTTTGAACTTTGTCAATGAGAAATTTATTTATATTTGGTGATTCTTTTTTAGCTCCTTATACACCTAACGAATTAGCTAGGTTTAATTGGAAAAGAGAGTATGTAAGTGCAGAAGATGGAGACAAAGTTAGAAACACAGTAAAGGATTTAAATTACTGGTTAAAAGAATATAGAGAGAGAAATTCTTATAGACTTATCAACACAGCTGTCTCTGGAACTAATAATGATTATATTTTTGAACAGTTTCATAGATTTAGCAGATACTTCAATTACGGAGATTACGTAGTTTTATTAGTTACTAAACTAGGTCGTACTAGACTCATAAATAGATTTTATAATACGGATAAAAGAATGAGAAAACAAGACAAATACTTAAATGTAGTATTTCCTCTTGATGACAATGCAAATGCTGCTATTAAACAGCAGACATATTTTACTCCTGATGAAATAGAAAAGTTAGCTTTAGAATCATCTTCTCGTCAACACGAACTTAAAATACAAAGATATTTAAGAGGTATACAGAATTTATGTTTTATATCTAAAGTTAACCTATTAACTATTACTATAGATGAGAAAATGAGAGGACTAGTAAATGAACCCGACTTCTTTCAAGACATACCCAGAATTCAGGAAAAGTTTTCTTATATTGATGATAGACATCCTACTTATGAAGGTAATCATTTAATTGCTTCTAGGATATTAAAGTATTTCAACATTAAAAATAAATTATAATGCCAAAACAAGTACCTATAAAACAGGAATATATAGAAGAATTAAATAATCTAGAAAAAGCTAAAAAGAATTTAGTAGATGAACTAGGTAAAATAGGTTTACAGGAGCTACTTATAGAAAAGAGACGAGATAAAGCTGAATCTTACTTAGATCAAATCAATAATGAAGAAGCTAGATTAAGTAAAGCTCTTGAAGAAGAATACGGTCAAGGAACTTTAGATTTAAATAATAAAGTTTTTATTCCCAAAGAATAATTTTTTGCAAAGATTTTGTCTATTTATTAAAGAGGACATACTCTAAACAGGTGTCACGGTTTAGAATATTAGACGATATTTATAAAAGTACTCAATAATATAACATAAGTAAAATGGCAGAAACTTTATTATCCCCAGGTGTACTAGCACGAGAAAACGATAATTCTTTTATCGCACCTGCACCTTTAGAAGCCGGAGCGGCAATACTTGGTCCAACTGTAAAAGGACCAGTAGAAGAGCCTATTCTAGTGACTTCTTACGGTGAATACCAAAACGTGTTCGGTACAACATTCACATCAGGGTCAACTAAACAGGAATTTTTAACATCATTAGCAGTTAAGTCATACTTCAACAACGGAGGAAACACCGTTCTTGTAACTAGAATCGTAACAGGTTCATTTACTGCTGCTGATAATACAGACGTAGCCGCAGCTGATGCAGGAGCAGTACCATTTACTCTACAATCTTTAGGTAAAGGTTCAATCTTTAATAACGCTACAGGTTCTGGAGATACAGGTTTAGAAAACTCCGACGGATCGTTACAATCAGGTTCACAAGATAACTTTAGATATGAAGTAACGAACGTAAACAATTCAACAGGAACATTTTCTCTTCTTATTCGTAGAGGAGATGATAACAGTAAAAATAAAATCGTTCTTGAAACATGGAATGATTTATCTTTAGATCCTGAATCACCTAACTATATTGAATCAGTAATTGGTAACCAATCTAAGACTTTAGATACTGCCGAGTCTACTTACTATATTAAGACAACTGGTGAATATACTAATAAATCTAGATTCGTAAGAGTTGCTTCAGTAGGAAGACAGACTTTAACTTATTTAGCTAACGATGGATTAACTGTTAAAAACGATGGTTCTGGTAATTCATACTCTGGATCACTTCCAACTGCACAGTCTGGTTCATTCTATAATGCTAACGGATCTAATGTAATAGGAACTGCAGGCAGAGATAACTATTTCGAAAATATTAATTCAACTGATACTCAAGGTCTAACAGGAGCTTGTTACGATAATGTAATTTCTTTACTAGGAAATGCAGACGAGTACGTATTTAACATCGTATCAGCACCAGGTCTATTTAAAGCTGACCACAGTACTCAAGTTGATAGCATAATCTCTTTAGCAGAGTCTAGAGGAGATACTATTGCAGTAGTAGATCTAGATGGATACGGTACTACAATTGCTACAGCTACTGAAAAAGCAGCAACACTTAATAGTTCTTATGCTGCTACTTACTGGCCTTGGCTACAAACTTTATCTTCAACAGGTAAAAATGTTTGGATCCCAGCATCAGTAGTTATTCCAGGTATATATGCATTCACAGATGGAGCAGCTGCACCATGGTTTGCACCTGCTGGTTTAACTAGAGGTGGTATTTCTGACGTTATTCAAGCAGAAAGAAAACTTACTAGAACTAACAGAGATACATTATACAATGCTAACATTAACCCAATTGCTACATTCCCAGGAAGCGGAATATCAGTATTCGGTCAAAAGACATTGCAAAAGAAAAAATCTGCTCTTGATAGAGTAAACGTTCGTAGATTATTAATTGATCTTAAGAAATTCTTAGGTGATACAGCTAAAACATTAGTGTTTGAACAAAATACTAACGCTACTAGAAATAATTTCTTAGCTACTGTAAATCCATTCTTAGAATCAGTAGTACAAAGACAGGGACTTTATGCTTACAGAGTAGTAATGGATGACACTAATAACACAGCTGACGTAATTGATAGAAATCAGCTTATTGGTCAAGTATTCATTCAACCAGCGAAAACAGTAGAATTTGTAGTACTCGACTTTACTATCGAGCCAACAGGAGCTACTTTTACAGCATAATTTAAATTTAAGATATTTATAATAAAGAAATAAAATGGCAGTATTAGATCCAAACGAAATAATGTTTAGAGCCTTTGAACCAAAGGTACAGAATAGATTTATCATGTATATTGATGCTATTCCATCCTTCATGATCAAAAACGTCACGGCTCCAAACTTCACAGACGAAGAAGTCAAATTAGACCACATGAACACTTATCGTAAGATAAGAGGAAAAAGAGAGTGGGGTAATATGGATATGACTTTATATGATCCAATCACACCATCTGGTGCACAAGCAGTAATGGATTGGGCAAGATTATCCTACGAATCAGTAACAGGTAGAGCTGGATACTCAGATTTCTACAAAAAAGACTTAACTCTTAATGTATTAGGTCCTGTAGGGGACGTAGTAAGTGAGTGGGTTGTTAAAGGAGCCTTTATAGTCGATATGGCACAAGGTTCATTTGATTGGGCTACTTCTGACGTTGCAGAGCTTCAAATCACAGTAGCAATGGATTATTGCGTACTTAATTACTAATACCGCTATACTACATATTCTAAATCTAACCCGGCCTCGCCGGGTTTTTTTTTGTTTAAAGGGTTGGTAGTATAATTTTTATTTCATATATTTATATAAGAACTAGTTTTAACAAATAAAGTATATGGAAAAAGAAAATAAATTCCCTAGCGAACTTGTAGAATTACCTTCTGGAGGAAAACTTTATCCAAAGGAATCCCCTCTATCTTCTGGTAAGATTGAGATGAAATACATGTCAGCTAAAGAGGAAGACATTTTAACTAATCAAAACTACATCGATAAAGGAGTAGTTATTGATAAACTCCTACAAGCTCTTATTGTAGATAAGGAAATAAAATACAGTGAAATTTTAGTAGGAGATAAAAATGCTATGCTTGTAGCAGCTAGAATCTTAGGATATGGTAAAGATTATGAATTTTCATACCTAGGAGAAAAGCAAACAATTGACTTATCATTGCTTGATACTAAAAAGACAGATTTACCAGAAGGTAAAAATGAATTCTCTTTTGATTTACCAGCTTCTGGTAGAAATATTACATTCAAGCTATTAACTCATGGAGATGAGACTAAAATCGATCAAGAACTTAAAGGATTAAAGAAAATTAACAAGGATAATATTCCTGAGCTCACTACTAGATTAAAATATATGATCTTATCAGTAGACGGTAACGAAGATAGAAAGACCGTAAGAGACTTTGTAGATAAGGAATTATTATCATTAGATAGTAGGGCAATAAGAAAAGAGATTAATAGAATTCAACCAGATATTGATCTTACCTTTTATCCAGAAGGAGTTGAGGAGGGGGTTAGTATCCCAATAGGGGTTAACTTTCTTTACCCTGACGCCCGAATATAGAGCAGCTCTATTTACTCAAATACATGAAATAGTATTCCACGGTAAAGGTGGGTACGATTATGATACAGTTTACAGTATGCCTATATGGCTACGAAGATTTACTTTCCAGAAAATGAATGAATTTTATGAGGAGGAATCTAAGGCAGCTAAAAAGGCAGGAGGTAAGTCTAAGTCAATGCCGAAAGGTCCAAATATTAGAAAACCTTCTTATACAACAAAGGCTCGCAAATAGGCGGGCCTTAACTATTTATATGAAAGACTTTCCGTGAACGAGGAACTTAAAAAACTTATTAACCAGTTAAAAGCACTCAAAGTACCTGCAGCACAGGTAGAGGCTATGGCTAAATCTGTACGTAATGCTAAAGAAGGTACAGATGAACATAATGCTGCTCTAGAAAATATGAGAGCTAGAGTTATGGCTGTAAAAGAAGCAGCTGAATTCGCTGGTGAATCATTCAGAGATCTTACTAAAATTTTAATTCAAAATAATGATGAATTAGACGGTAAGGCTGACTTTCTTAAAAAAGCTTTAAAAGGAGCTAAAGCTGTTGCTGATGTTTCTCGTCAAATGATGTTCGATGAGGAAGAAATAACTGAATATACTGAAAAGCAACTTGCAGCTAAAATAAAAAAAGCTAAACAAGGTAAAGAAGAAATGGGCTTAAATGCCCAAGCTTTAATAGATGCTAAAGGAATACAAACTTTAGATAAAAATGGTAATGAATTACAAGGAGCAGCTTTAACACAAAAATTAAAAAGCCTAGTAATATCTGGAAAGATTACTGCCGAAGAAGCAAGCTTAGTAGCTCAGTATAAAGATGGTTTTAAAGCTTATCAAGGAGTAATAGATAGATCAGAAGAATACTTAGATACTCAAAAACACGTAAACGAAACATTAGGAGTTACCGGAGGACTTATAAAAGGTCTTGGTAATATGTTTTCTAAGATCGGTATAGAAGGTACAGCACTTCAACATGGTATAGATGATGCTAATTCTGCCATGAAAAAAGCTGCCAAGGATGGTGCAGGAAAACTTAAAACTGCTTTAGTTGGTGCAGGTCATGTACTAGGAGGTGTAGTTAGACAGCTTAATGATCCTGTATTTATTGCTGGATTTTTAGGTAAAATAGCCTTTGGAGCAGCTGATCATATAAATGAAATAGAAAGATCGTTAAGTTTATCTGTTGATTCGGCTACCGGTGTAGTAGCAGAGCTAGAAGAAATGGCTCTTAAATCTGGAGATGCTTTTATTACTACTGCTAAATTAACTCATGCTGTAGCTGCTCTTTCAGATGAAATGGGTATTTTTGCTACTACTGCTGACCCATCTAATTTAGAAGGATTTGTACATTTAACTGAAAATTTAGGGTATGCTACTAAAGAAGCAGCCAGTCTTATAGGTACTTTAGAGCTCCATGGTCAGACTATGGAAAGCTTTAACCAAGGAGTAGAAGATTCTGTAAATAACTTTAATAAAGCTACACATTCTAACGTTACTTTAAAACAAGTAATGGATGATGTAGTTAATGCATCTACAGCACTAAAGGTAACATTAGGAGATACACCTAATGGATTAGCAGAAGCAGCAACAGCAGCAAGAGGTTTAGGTGTTAGTTTATCTCAAGTAGAAAAAATTGCAGATACTCTATTAGATTTTAACTCATCTATAGAATCAGAAATGGAAGCCCAGCTTATGACCGGTAAGTCATTGAATTTAGCTAAAGCTAGAGAAGCTGCCTTAATGGGTGATATGAAAACTGTAGCTACTGAAATAGGTAATCAAGAAGCTGTAAGAGAAGCATTCGCAAGTAAGAACGTATTAGCACAAAATGCAGTAGCTAAATCTTTAGGTATGTCTAGAGAAGAATTAGCTGGAATGTATAAACAACAGCAGTTAACTAGTTTAGGTGCTGATAAATTTAAAGCGATTTACGGTGAACAGTCTTTAGCAGCAACAAAAGCAAGAAAAGCTTCAGAAGAATTTGCTGAAACATTCAATAAACTAAAGGATGCAGCAACTATGGCATTCTTACCATTAGGTCAAGTTTTACTTAAAATAACTGATGGTATTCAATATCTAGTAGCCTTACCAGGATTTGGTAAATTTATTAAAGGTTTTTCTCTGGTAGCAGTCTCAGGACTTCTGCTTGGTAAAACAGTTTTAAGTATATCGGGTGGTATAAAATCTATTAGTAAAGGATTTTCTGAACTAAGAAGTATAGGTAAAAGCGCAATGGGCTTTTTCAGTAAGATGTTCGGAGCAGCATCTACAGCAGCTGAATCAACAGCAAGTGTAGTATCTAATACAGCATCTCAAGCAAGTCAAGGTGTTAGTGAAATGAAAGAACCTAAAACTTCTGGTTCTAAAGTAAAAGAGTTTTTAACTAATTTAGCTGCCGGCCTTAAAGAAATGGCCAGTATGAAAGTATTAGGAGGAGCATTAAACCTCATTCCTGCATCATTAGGATTCATAGCATTTATTCCTGGTATGATAGGAGCAAAATTAATGGAAAAACTTGATGGAGCTAAACTTCAAGAGAGTTTATATGGTCTAGCAATGGGTCTAGAAGAAATGGGTAAAGGTAAAGTAGCTTTAGGAGCAGGAGCTTTACTATTATCAGCTATTGGATTTACAGCTATGATACCAGCCACAGCAGGAATGGCATTATTTAACTTAGTTGCTCCTATGACTAATAAATTATTACCTAAATTTGGTCAGGCATTAGCATCATTTGGATCTTTAATGATGACCGGTGTAGGGGCTATAGGACTTATAGCTTTAGGAGCTGCAGCAATTGCTTTAGGATATGCTTTAGGACTAGCAGGACCAGCTATCGAATCAGCAGGAACCGCAATAGCTTCTATTCTTGGAGGCTTAACACCTATTATAAAGATTATTGGTGATACAATAATAGGAGTATTCGAAGGTATACCCGCAATCATTACAGCTGTAGCAGATGGATTTGTTAATATGTTTAGTGCTATAAGTATGGATAATATTATACCTATACTAGCATTAGGTCCAGCATTATTAGGAGCTTCAATTGGTATAGCAGCATTTGCTGCTGCTTTAACAGGAGGTAGTATACTTTCAGGAGTTAGTAGTTTAATGGGCGGAGGTATAATGAGTGACTTGGAGGCACTAGCAGCAATGAGTCAACCGTTAGCTACTGTAGGAGTTTCATTAACTGCCATAGCTTCAGGTATAGCTGCATTATCATCAGCTTTAGCTACATTAGAATTAGAAAAAATAGATGAATTAAAAGACTTAGTAATGACTACAGCATTTGCTGCACCAATGGTAGCTGCTTCAGGTGCTATTACTGAACTCTTAGGTGGAATAACAGGCGGCGGAGGAGGAGAAGACTCTAACAAAGCGTTGTTAGCCGAAATAAAAGCATTGAGAGCTGCTGTAGAAGCAGGAGGAGATGTATACATTGACGGCAATAAAGCAGGTAGAGCGATTAATATTGCTACTTATAAATCTGCATAATATTTATAATAAATTAAAACAACTAAAAATTTAAATTATGGCTTACACTAATTTAGGACTTAAAGACATTTTTAACGGACCAAACAAAAGTCCATTATCAACTCATGGTCAAAACGGATTTTACAGAGATTCAGCTCCTGGAACTAAGTATCCAAGAAAAGATGCATTTGCTTATGTAAACCCAGAAACTGGTAAATCAGAAACTCGTATCCCGCCTTTAAAGTAATTAATGGGACTTTTAGAGTTAAAGACTAATCTTAAGTCCTTGAGATATCAGGGACCAGAAAAACCGCTTATAACAAAGGATATAAATGATCCTCCAAAGACGGACAGTTTTTCTATGCAAATTAATCATCGATTAGATGATGTTGTAAGATTAGGTAAACTTTTAACTAAAAAACAAGGATTAAAATTTATAGGTAATCAAGCTTTATTAAACTTAACTAATGTCAAACAAGATATTGAGAAAGTTAAAACTAAAGTTAGTAAAGCTAAAAAAGATCCTAACAGTTTAAAAACTGTAGCTGGAATTGTAGCCCAAGCAGCGCTAGATAAACTTAAAGATACTGCTATTAACACAGTACTAGCAACAGCTTCTATCTTAGCTCAGGCTCCTGCAAACGGTACTGGATTACATATACCTAGAGGATTAAAACCTAACGCGTACTTAAAATCTGGTCCTGCTTATGGTATAGCTACCCTTAAAGGTAGTGATGGATCTATTATACCGAATACTATAGCTAGTAAAGACCTAGATGATAATAATCTTCAAGGAGGAGAGTTTAAAATAGCCGAGGAGAAGCTAGTAACTATTGCTTCAGATGCTCTTAATAAAGTAGCTGAAGGAGATGAATACCTTAAAGGTAAAGGTCCTTTATCAGTACAACAAAGACAAGTTCAAGCTACATCGGGTGAACTTCAAGTCGCATTAGATAATACAGGAGATACAGGATACAATGATCAAGAAATTGTAGAGGATAAAAAATCAGAGCAATATAAAGAAACTTATAGAATATTTTCTAAACCTAGAAAAAATGCAGATAAAGCTATAGCTTACGTACATCCTTTAGAAAATAATAAAAACCTTCAAAACTTTAATCCTGATGGAGGAGATGATTATGATAATATAAGGTATGCTAAAAAATCTAGTCCCTTTGGTGATCCTTCTAACTCTAAACCTAAAGAATATAGAGATGAAATTATTAGTAGTTTAGGCCTAGAAGATAAACCAGATTCAGTTCAAGCATTAGGAGAAAAGACACAAACTATTTTAGGTACTGAAGAACAAGATATTATTCCTTTTGAATTTAATACATATTATCCTGGCGATACTAATGGAAAGTTCATATATTTTAGAGCATTCCTTGATTCGTTAAATGATAATTTTTCAGGAGAATGGAATGAAACAGATTATGTAGGTAGAGGAGATGGATTTTATTCGTATAATGGATTTAGTAGAGATATATCTTTTGGATTTAAAATTGCAGCATTTTCAAAAAGCGATTTAGTCCCTTTGTATGATAAACTTAACTTGTTAGTAGGGTCTACAGCACCAACATACTCTACTAATGGAGAATTTATGAAAGGTACATTAACTAAAATAACAATAGGTGACTATGTAGTAGGATTAAGTGGATTTATAGAGTCAATTGGTTTAACTTGGAATACAAACTATCCATGGGAGCTAGGAGTAGATGATGAAACAGCACTCAAAGTGCCTCATATATTAGATGCTTCTATTACATTTAAACCTATTCACGATTTTGCACCTCAAGCTACTTCAACATTTATAGCCAACGTATAATGCCAGATAGATATAAAAATATTGAACCTTCTAAAGCACCTTCTGGAAAACGTTTCAGACGTAATGCTGTATATCCTGATATCAAATTAGATGAAAACGATACTTACATCATAGCGACAGGATCAGACAGGTATGATACATTAGCAAAAGAGTTTTATGGTGATAGTTCATTATGGTGGATTATTGCATCAGCTAATAATTTAAAAAAAGACGGGTTGATACCAACAGCAGGTGCACAACTAAGAATACCTGCTAACGGTCAAGATATTAAAGCAGACTTTTATGAGTTCAACCAAAAAAGATAAAAAGTGGCTAAGTTATTTACATCTATTCCTAAAACAGTTGAAAAACAACTAATAGCTCGACAGGAAGCTTATTCTGCTGTTGAAAGAACTAAGGACCTTAAATTATATCAAAATTCAAATACCGGTTGGGTAAGATTAAGATCTGGAGTAAATATTCTAGATAATGCCTCAGCAAAAGAGTATTTTAAAAATGGAGGAGCTCCACCATCAGGAGATTCTACTTTAGCTCGTTCTATGGTTCTCTCTAGTGGAACTTTAAATTATAATGAAAATCCTAACAGAGGTTCAGCATTTCCAAGAGGAGGAGTTCAGTTTGGAGAAAGTACTTCTGCTGTAACTGGAGCATATCATAATTCTCCTTCTACAGGCTTCAGACCTATGCCCGGTATAACTAGTGTTGATATTTCTACAGAAGGTAATTACGGTGTAATACGTAAAGCTAATGTTTCCTTCAAAGTATTTTCAAAAGAAGATCTTGATGATATAGAACTTTTATATTTTAGATTAGGCTATATGTGTTTATTAGAATGGGGTCATTCAGTATATGTAAATAATTCATCTAAAGTTAGTTTTGCTTCTAAAGGTAATTATATTTCTAATGGTTTATGGTTTGGCTATAATAATGATTCTTCAATTAATAGCGAGTGTGCAAAGCTAAGAAATTCTACAGACCATAATTACGAGGCAATGTATGGTAAGATACAGAATTTTAGTTGGAAGTTACAAACTGATGGAAGTTATGATTGCTCAATAGACATAATTTCAAAAGGTATTATAGTAGAAGGTTTACTTATAGCAGCCCCTTCCGATGGTGCCAAGAAAGAAGAATTAGATAAAGAAAAGGATAAGTTAGAAAAAACTTTAGATGAAAATAGAAGTATTTTTCATTTTATTCTTAAAAATCTAGAAAAAAAGAAAACAGTTGAAAAAATTACTTTAAGCTCTGAACTTAAAACTGATGATGAAAAACCTTTATCAGCAGCAAGTTACTTTAATAGTAAGGATATTGGATTAAGAACATCTTTATCTCTAGGACCTGGTAAAAGTATGCTAGGTAAATTTTTTAGAAATACTCAACTTAATCCTGTTTACATTTCTCTAAGAACTTTTCTTAAAATAATTAATGAAATAGGTTTTCCAAAAAAAGATAATAAACAACAGATAGTAAAGTTTGATCTAGATTCAGAAAACACATATAGAACCTTTCCAGAGCACTTTTCTTTACAACCAGATTCAGTATGGTTACCTAAAAAACCTTCTGGTCAAACTCCCGATAATTACTATTTTAACAAAAAAGATCAAGAGACTATATTCTCTGATATGACTTCCTATGCTGGTAGTAATGGAGGGGATGATAATATCTTAAATATTTTTTTATCTCATTTAGCTATTATGGGGGTTGTTGAAACTATAGTAGATGGTCCAACAGAAGGAGGCGTAGGAATAATGGATCTCGTGAAAGCTATTCTTGCAAAAATAAAAGATGCATTAGGTGACATAAATGATTTCTACATACATTTTGATGAAGAAACTTCTTTATATAGCATATCAGACGATTATGGACCTAAAGAAACTAAAAAAAATAAAATAGCTGAAATAAAAATATCTGGTTTAGGTTCTACAGTACTGGATATAAATACCGAATGTAAAGTATCAGGAGACATGATGTCTTCTATAGCTATTGCATCTCAAGGTACCCAAACTGCTTATGCTGACCCTTTGAGTAATCTTATTAGATTTAACAGAGGAGCTAGAGATAGACATTTCCCTTCAATGCAACAAGGAGATGAAAAACCAAAAACTACTGCAGACCTAGCAAAAGAGTTTACAACTATTTTTAAACGATATAAAGTTGCATGGGATGACTATAATGAAAATGATGTAATGGACCCTGAGCTTTGGCTTCAAATGAAAGCTGAAGGTAAAAAATTATTTACTTTTTATTCTAACAAAAATGAAATAGATAAAGATTTACCTCCGCCTATGTCAGTACCTGTCTATTTAAACTTAACCTTAAAAGGTATAAGTGGTTTTGCTATAGGATATGTATTTACAGTAAGTAAAGGTTTACTCCCAGATGCTTATGGTGACAAAGCATTTGTTGTACGTTCTGTAGAACATACTATAGATAAGAGCGGTTGGATAACAACTGTAGGAGCTTCAATGTATGGATTAACTGCATAATTATGTTTATACCAAAAATTAGAACTAAAGTCGAAAAAAAATTACTAGGTACTCTTGTAGATACTAAATCTAAAAGAGCATATAATGGTAAGTACGTAAAAGACTACAGAGGTAATTATTATAAAGGAGAAACTATCAACCGTAACTCAGAAAAATTAGAGTTTATACCAGATCAAAATGCTATAGATAAAGAAGTAGGTTTAAAGCATACTTATGTAAAACCTACTCCTAATGATTACAAAAATGGATTTTTCATTAGGTATTTTGTTAAAGATTCTAGAGTTGGTAAAGTTTACGAAATAACCAAACAAGAGTATACTGTGCTTGTTAAACAGAAAAAACCTTATAGACGTACTGCTAAAATGGAATGGTTACTTAAAGGACCAGCAGAAAGTCAAACTATAAATAACTATGTTTATCCTGGTACATCTGCTAAAAACGAAAACTCTACTAAAAAAATTGAAAGAATTCTCTCTGGTATTCAAGAGCAAATATTAAAAAAACCAGCTGAGTTTGTAATCTAGTATATTTTTACTATATTATTAAAAAAGGTTATATAAGTGTTTTATATCGTTGAACAAGAATCTAAGCTTGAAAGCCTAGAAAAGTTATCTAAATTAGGAATGTATGTAGATGTTATTTCATCTAACGACAACTATCATCCTAAACTTACTTCTACAGTAGCAGTCTATATTAGACTATTAGATTCTACTCATGGATATATAATTCCTATAGAACATGACGAAGGGTTAAACGTTTCTAAAGAACGTGTCTCTGAGATTCTTTCTAAATGTAGTAAACTATATACATTAGACAAAAAGAAACTTACATACCACTTTAATTTACAGGGAGCAATAGATTTATCTTTACTTTATTCGTTGCATAAATACGAAAGATTAGAGTATTATCATGACTTAAATTATTTTTACAATAAGTATAGAGATTTTAAGAATATAAATCAAATTATTCCTCTTAGTAAGTTATTTGAATCTTGTGAAAAAGTTTATGATAAAGTAAAAAGTACTATTAAACTTAAGATACCTGAATGCTTTGATTTTTATAACAATACTGCTACTAATGTATTTTTTCTATTAGAACAAGCTGGTTTAGGTATATACTATGAACCGTTTAATAATATGTTCAAACCTAAAGATCCTCTATTCAATATAGAAAATAACTCAGTACTAACATCTTATAATTTATATAATGCTACTTCTAGACCTACTAATGCTTTCAATAGCGTTAATTTCGCTGCTATTCCTAAGAGTGAACAACACAGGAAATGTTTCCGTCCCACCAATGATTATTTTGTTGAGCTGGATTTCGATGGTTACCATTTGCGGTTACTTTGTGAGCAGATTGGATACCCTTTATCAAGTGAATCAGCTCATACTCAATTAGCAAAACAATACTTTAATAAAGAAGAAATAACAGAAGAAGAATATGACAAAGCTAAACAGATTAACTTTCATGCAATTTACGGAAAAATACCAGAGAAATACGCTTTTCTCGAAGTGTTTACAAAAATCGATGAATTTATCAAAGGTCTATGGACCGAATACGAAACTAACGGAAGAGTCTTGGCGCCAATTAGTAATAAACCGTTCACTAAAGCGTTAAAAGATATGAATCCTCAAAAATTAATGAATTATATTATGCAATCCTTAGAAACTTCCAGAAATATTCTTATATTAAAAGATGTACTAAGGTATTTGCAAAGTAAAAAGACCAAGTTAGTATTATATACGTACGATGCATTACTTTTTGATTTTCATAAAGAGGATGGTAAAGAAACATTAGAAGAACTACAGGAGATATTAGAATCTGGGGGAAAATACCCAATAAAATTTAAATACTCTAAAGATTTATGTTTATAACAACAAAAGATATTTATAAATGAACAGCATAGTTATACAAAACAGATTTAGTTACGACCTAGATCCTATAGATATAAATGAAGATATGAGCAACAAACTTTTCTGTACATTCTCCACGGAAGAAACTTTAGAAAGTGTACTTCAGGAGATTCAAGAAAGATATAAGATTATTTATAATAAAATTTTCGTCCTTTACTCTAAAAGTCAAGATGAGTACATCTGTACTTATAACGTTGATTTTGGTAATGTAGGAGCGTTTATGGAAAATACTATATTAGTACATCGTAAAAAAGATTCTAACACCCTTTACACTATTAATGCTTTAAATACTTTAATTAAAGAATTAAACGGCGGAGTATTAGATACTACCTATAGAATCAACTGGCCTGATTATAGAAACTGTATACTACTTACAAAAGGTCCTGCTCTAAAAAGAGTTAACACTAAATTATTCAAAATTATAGAGGTGTAATGATCTCGCAAATTAGGTTATTAGAGCTAGAACTATTTTCGTTCTGCAACAGAACCTGTAACTTTTGTCCTAACCACTATATCGATAGATTATCAGATAATAAAATATTAGATATAGATGTATTCAAAAAATTAATTGCAGAACTTAAAGCTGAGAACTATAAAGGTGTAATATCTTTCAGTAGATATTGTGAACCTTTTGCTTTCAGAGAGATATTAGAAGATCGTATAAAATATATTCGTAAGGTACTACCTAATACTAAATTAGTATGTAACACTAATGGGGATTATGATTGGGAAGGTATCGATTTAGATGAGCTAACAATTATGGACTACGACTTTAAAATGTCTAAAGAAGAGTTAGGTTATTATGAAAGAGATACTAAACCATATATTGTAAGAAAGATGCGTCTAGGCAAAATAAATAACAGAGCAGGAGCATTAGAGGTACGTAAAAAGTTTGTTAGAGATTTTGCTTGCTATGAACCTTCTTATTTTGTAGGTGTAGATTTTAACGGCTCAGTAAACCCTTGTTGTAATATTAGATCAGATGTTAATTCTCATGAGGAATATGTTTTAGGTAACTTAGCAAATGATACTCTTACAGATATTCTTTTAGCTGATAAATCAGTTAGATTTAGAAATAGAACAAAAAGTTGCGACTTCGATAAAATTTGCTTATCTTGTAGTAAGAAGGCTGGTAGATATACTGCTGATGAACCAAGTATAATGAATTTTACTACATAGTTGTATATTTACTTTTTACTTCGTATATTATAAAATAAATAATAAGTTATATGGATTTAAATGCTATACGCGCAAAGCTGGATACGTTAAATAATAACGGCCAGCAAAGAGAGAAAACTGACTATTCCAAGATTTTTTGGAAACCGGAGCTTGGAAAGCAAACGATTAGAATCGTACCTTCTGCTTTCGATCCAACATTCCCGTTTAAAGAACTTAAGTTCCATTACGGTGTAGGAAAGTATCCGATGGTAGCCTTATCAAACTTTGGTAAGCAAGACCCTATTGAAGAGTTCGTTAAAGAACTAAGAAAGACAAATGATAAAGACAACTGGTCTCTATCAGGTAAACTTAACCCTAAGACTAGAATCTTTGCTCCTGTTGTTGTAAGAGGAGAAGAAGATAAAGGTGTAAGACTATGGGGATTCGGTATTACTATCTATAAAGCATTACTTGCTTTAGCAGAAGATGAAGATATCGGAGACTTTACAGACGTTATTAATGGATGGGATATGGTTGTAGAGCAGGTTCAAGGTAATCCTTACCCTGAGACTACTGTAAGAATTAAACCTAAACAAACTCCTTTATCTGATAATAATGATTTAGTTGATGCATGGTTAAAGACTCAACCTAATCCTACTGAAGTACATACTCAGTACGATTATGACTTTATTAAGAAGCAACTTCAAAACTACTTAAACCCAGGAGCAGCAGAAGAGGCAGCACCAGCTGCAGGAGCAGAAACTCCAGCTACACCAGCTACTCCAGCTAAGTCAGACTTTACTTTAGAAACAGCTACTGCTGAAAGTAAGGATACTGTAAGTAAGTTTGATGATTTGTTTAATGAGTAAAGGTGAGTGATAATTCTGGGTTAGCTGAGATTGTCTTTTACTCAGGAGGGTTTGATACCACTTCATACATATTAGATCGTTTAATTACGCAGGAAGTTAAAATACAACCAATAGTTGTAAAGGTTTCTGAAATAGACGGCACCGGTATCGATAGGCCTTCTGCATATCAAGAAGAAATATCTAGGCAAAATTTTTATACTAATTTTAAAAATAGATACCCAGAATTATCGCATAATCTCTTTGACGAAATAGTTTACGAAAATGAAACTATTTTAGACGAAGAAACTATAGAGATTGGTAAATATGCTTTCAAGGAAGGTATTTTTAGTAGAGAGGTAAATCAGCTTCTCTATTTTCACCAAGTAAGTAAAGATAAGAATTTTCACTATCCTACCATTGGTTATCAAAAAGATGATAAATTAACGGAAAAAGATATTGAGTTCTTCGAAAAAGTTCTTAAATTTAATATACCACTAGTAGAGACGACAAAGACTCAAATGCTAGAAAAAGCAATCGAAAATAAATACGATTCTTTTTTATACGAAACGTGGAGTTGTTGGTTTCCTCAACCTGGAAATATACCATGTGGTGAATGTGCCTTATGTGAGATTACTATAGTAGATACAAAGTTAAAATTTCCAAAAGGTACTTTAATTTAAACAAGTTATAAATGGCAAAGAAAAAACAAGAAACAATTGAAAGAGCGACTACTGCAGTAAGAAAGTCGTTTAACTTAAGTAATTTTAAAAAGAAGAAAGGATACTCTAACT